ACCAACCCCCTTCGTTGGTGTACCGCGTGTTTTCACGGTTAACACCAGATTTGAACTGGATCTTCTGAAGCATTACTTGCTCGCAACACCCTTGTGCTTCTCAAATGACCTCATTCCGCCAAAACCAAGGAGACCTGCCAAAAGGGTCATTAGCTGCTCAACTTGAAGATCCGGCGGGGGATTTAACCCTTTTGGAATGATATCGTAACCTTGCCCAAAAGCCCAACACCACTGCATCAGCGGATATCCTAGGAACTGGTAAGCCAAGCCAAGCACCCCAATCCAGCCCACAGCAGGACGCCAGCCGCTGACAAATAAACTAGTAGACGCCGCTTCGATTTTGTTGATATCCACTTGCGCGAGGTCTGTAGCTTGGTCAATGCGTTTTTCCTCCAGGTCGAGCTTGCGCTCTTCCAACGCCATCTCTGCCCGTTCTTTATCCGTTGTAATGAGCGAATCCGCAACTTTGCCAACACCTTCAATTATTGATCCAATGCCCAATAAGTTCATTACTTCAGCCCTTTCAGAGTGCGATTGATCCAGCCAAGTAGGAATTTAGATTGGGTGCGGTTCCTATTGCATATATCTGCATAACGAGTAATTTTTGCCAGCGCATAGGCTTTTCTAAAACTCTCTGGTTCTGCGGCATTTAACTTTTGCAGGGTCACATTTCCAACTGCGCCGTCTGGAGTAGCACCAACAATTAACTGCGCCAATTTAACTGCAACACCTAGTCCAGTATTTACCCCGAAATTAAAGATGTTTTCGGCAACAACTTGTTGCGCAATCTCATCCCCTCGTACACGATCCCAAAACTCAACTTTATAAAAGTTACGCACCATCCCACTAAGTAGCGGATTGCTTGTGGTTTCATGATCAATGAGTTTCCATCCAGGCCAGTTTGGGTTTTTGTTTCGTGCAATTCCAGCATATGTCATTCCACCCGTGTCACCGGGTACAGTGTGCAGGACGTAGCCGCCCTCGTCATAAATCATCTTCTCAAAAGCTTGTTCGAAATTAGCCATTTTTGTCTCTCATCTTGTTGATGATTTCAAACGCGCTCTTGACCTTTTCTTCCAACACGGCAACACGCAAGTCAAGCTTTGATAGCACAATAATCAAGGTGACAAGACCAAGGAGCACGGGCCAGGCTTTAAAGAAAAGCTCAACAATCTCCATTTTCGTGCCTCCTTATATACTCGCTGCGAAGGAATGAAACCTTTTTGCGACCATTATGCCGCTTGACAACACCTAACGCCGGGGGGTTGTTCAAGTACTCCGCGGCCCGCAAAATCAAATCTGGATCATCGTCAAACGTGCCAAGTGCCGTGTTACATCGTTTACACAGCACGCCTCGCACGTCTTCAGAGTCGTGGCAGTGGTCTACCGCAAACTTGTACTGCTTGAGTTTGAGAGGCTGTTGACAAACAGCGCAATTATACCCCTGAAGCTTCAGAAGAAGATCAAAATCGGAAGGGGATAGCCCAAAACGGTCAAGGCGATTTACGTCCGCCTTGCACGCACTGCACAGAAAGTAATCTTTGCGACCGTGGATGATAAGGTCGTCTTTTGCAAACTCACCTGCACATATGGCGCAAGCGGGCATTACTTTTCAAGCCTTTATAATTGCAGTAGAAGTTTCGCGGTCAATTGTCATGTACCCATGACAGGCTATATTCCAATCTGGACCTGCTGACATCTCGCTTTCAGCCGGGACTTCCAACTTGAAGTGCTTGAACAAGTATTCCTTGTCATTCTCAAACACTCGCCACACGTGATCCATCGTACCCCGTCCCGGCTGGCCTCGGCTTTTATTAAACCGTATCAGGTATTTATTCACACTACCTCTGCACTAGCCCCAAGTGTAATTCGTTGCATAAAACGAACACCAATATTGAAATGCACAAAAGTCAACGGCTCGTTAGCAGCGTGGCGACCAAACGAATGCGGCAACCATGCGTTTGAAAATATCAACAGCCCCGGTTCAGGGGTAAAGTTAATTACGTTGCTGCCATAAGTTGCTTCTGACATGTCTGCTTCTGGCAAGTTGATTTGCACTTTGCCGGGACGAGGGTCATGAAACAAGACTTTTGAACAGTTGGTTGGACAGTCAAGGAAGTAAAACCCGACCAGTTGATCCATCCCGCCGTGGACGTGTTGCTCCATCAGCGAATGCTTGTGGTGCTCTTGCGTCCAAGCCCCGGTAAAAAATGTATCCAAGTCGGCGTTGGCGTAACCCTGTTGCCCGAGAATATTCCAAGCGGTTCGTAAAACGTACTGCGAAAAGTATGCCAGCCTAACATCACCACTCAAATTGTGGGTCATACGAACCGGATAAATTTCGTTTACGTCCTTGGACTGTTTAGCAAAAGACTCGTATGACACCGCTTTCACGATGTCCACGAATTCCGGTTTGCTTTTTGTATAAACAGCGGTTGGGAAGTAAAATAACTGATCGATTTCGTCGTTCAAGGTTTGACAGGCCAGTTAATGTTGTCAGGAAACCCAACTTGGAGACGGATTTCACGCAATGCTTTGCGGTAGGCTTGCCACTGTAGTTTGTCGCCTTTGGTCAAAGGCACATCTGAAAGCATCGACCAGTCGGATGCGACTAGTAATGATTTAGCCACCCCCCACGCTAACTCAGCAGGGGTGGATACGGGCGGTGCAGCGGGTGCATCACCCCCAACTTGAAACCAACCTTGATCCATAATTCCTACAAACGACAGGTCACCGATCTGGTCAATAAAACCAGACATCCCAAAAATCGGTCCCCAGTTTTCAGGGAGGACTTGAGGACTGTTAAGCGGTTCGCCGGTCGATAGTTTTTTGAGCTGCCACAACATTACTTAACTCCTTTTCATGTTCGTTTTGACGCATTTCCGGCGGGAAAAATGAATCTGCCAGACTTTGGTCTTCAAGAGAAAACTTGTCAGTTCCAACTTCCATGTGTACGGACATATCGTTTGAAAACGGTGGATGTCCTTGTAAATGCTTGCGCTCTTGTTCAGTAACGCGCCAATTTCTCCAACTTGAAAAATCCTGTCTTGGAGTAAGGTGTATATGGCATCCTATGCCAGCAGCGAGTTGGTGAATAAATTCGGCCACTTCGACGGGTTGCATGGGTGACCAAAGGACACCACCATCGTCCGCCCTCATTGAAATTTCAACTGTCCCACCAAAACTTGTTCCGACCATGATGGAACGAGCACGGGTTTTGTTGGCGTTAGCATCACGAAGAAGACGTTCTTCTTCTATAGCTTTAATTTGTTTTTGACTAGCTTTATTTGTCATTGCGTATTCCACCCAACTATAACTTGTCCACCAGAGGGAACGACAATAGGATAAGAACCAGACGGGTTTACTGTTAAGCAATTTACTGTAGAAGTATTAGCTACAGAACCCGGATTACCCGCCCCACCGGCTCCGCCAGCACCACCGGCAGGAGCATTTCCGCCGGGACCACCAGCACCGCCGGGACCGCCAGCACCGCCATTTCCACCCCTACCTGCCCTACCTCCGCCACCACCACCGGATACAAAGCCGCCGCCACCGCCGCCACCCGCCATATTAGATAAGTAAGAACCTGCACCACCGCCGGGAGTCGCACAACCTCCGGATGTATAGCCAGAACCGCCGGGGCCACCGCCACCGCCGCCCGCTCGCCCCCCTACCCCGTTATTAGAACCCGGCAAGCCATCTCCTTGTGGGGGGTAGCAATCGTAGCCACCGGCTCCGCCGCCACCACCCGATGCACTACCTACGGGGTTGCCCCCACCCTGACCGGCTCCGCTGCCGCCACTACCCCCACCTCCGCTAATATACGAACCTATACCTCCACCGCCGCCTCCGCCGCCTCCCGACCCAGCGGGACCAGCATTTCCAGCGGCTCCTTGGTTTCCACGAAGACCGGCGCTGCCACCGGGACCACCATTACCGGCTGCACCGCCATTTCCACCCGCCCCACCAGTAAATGTTTGCCCTATTGCAGTAGAAGAACTCCCGGTAGCACCGGAATTTCCAGCAGTTCCTACGTTCCCAACATTTCCAGCAGTTCCGGGGTTCCCAAATGCACCGGCGCTTCCAGTAGAACCGGGGTTTCCAGAAGGCCCCGGTGAACCAGTGCTTCCGGGGTTTGCATTTTGTCCGACGTTATTGCGATCAACAGTGCCTCCGGGTCCTCCGGGTCCCGCCGCTCCTTTTCCTCCGTTCCCAGAACAATAGTTGAGAAATTGTTGGGGGCTACCAAAGTAGCCATATATACCGGCCCCACCACCACCACCATACCCTATTCCCCCCGCATTGCCTGAATTACCGGGGTTACCAGACGTTCCGGGGTTTCCCGCAGTTCCAGTATTTCCCGGTCCTCCCGCATTGCCGGGGTTTCCAGAAATACCAGTGCCACCTCTTCCGGTTACATATACTCTTGTAATACCAACAGGGACAGTAAAAGTTCCCGACGTATTAAACGTCTGACTTCCTGCTGGGGTAAGTACACCACCAAATATTGCAACTTTTGGAGTACCTGCTGGCATGACTAATCCTTAATCGTAGTAAAACCAACCAGTAACAATGTACTTGCTGGTGTTTCCAAATACAGTATTTCCCCGGTGCGCGTGGGTATAAGCGGCGGGCCACAATATCATTGTGTTTTCAACAGGTTGAACTCTTGTCTGTTGATACAAAAACTCTGTTTCACCTGCGGATTCTGGTTCAAGGGTATTTAAATACAGCATGTAAACAAGTACTCGTCTAGCATGTTTACCATTACCCTGTTCCGCGTGCCAAATATGATATCCGCCACCGGGGTCCGTTCGCTGCATCTTCATGATTGTGCCGCGAATTATGTCGTGTTTAAGAACCGAAAATTTATTGGTGTAGTCTTCGTAACATGCTTGAAGGCCATCAAAAAATAAATTTACCGTATCTTTTTCTTGGAAAGACTCCGCGTTATGAACTCCAATATCTAACCCAATTTGGTAGTCATTTTTAACGTGCGCTGCTGCGTTTTCACTAATTTGTCTATTTGAACCCGCGCCATTGTTAGCGAGGCGTTCAAACTCGTTTATCAAATGTTGGCAGTACCCATCTGGATAAACGTCAGTATATCTAGCAATAAAATCTTTATGTTCTACTTTCACTTGAATTGAGGCCCCGATACCCATGCAACCAATGATTGGCGATTTCCTTGTGTTATAGGTGTGACTTGGTGTAAAACGTAAGAAGGAAACGCCGCTATTAATCCACGTTGTTTTTTAACTGCTAGTGGTTCTCCGCTTGTCATTACTTGCAAATTACCACCTTCGTACTCTGACGGGTCAGACAATTGCAGCACTAAAGAAAGTTTACGACTTATTCCACCACCATAATCTTGATGCCACCCGTACATTCCATTTTCAGATTGATCATAATGCGTAAGTTGCAGTGGTTCACCAAACCCCGTCAAATCAAACCCAAAATGGTCTGCGTTTAGTCTTGAAGCAACAAACCCAAGTTTTTCAAAGACCCACTGTGTTTCAGGGTTATTTGAAACCCAACTTACCTGAGAGCGCCGAATATTTGGGTTGACGCCCCCTACACCTTGACCACCACCCACAACAGCATTCTGAGTAGCTTCTCTCGCCTTGGTTTGCAACCAGCTAAGTTCCTGCTCTGTAAACGCCCCATCCCACCAAGCATATGGCGTAATTTGCCGAGCATGGGGCGTTAATACATATTGCATTAAGTTTAACCGTTGACGTAAGCTACAAGCGACTCTGCATACGCAATAATGTCCGAAGCAAGAACTTCTCGTGCATCAACAGGCTGGTTGTTACGATTTGCAAGCAACGTAGTTTGAGCAATTTGAACCGCAGACAATTTAGCCTGTTTAGCATGTAAAGCCAATGAAGCAGCGGCTTGCGCTGCTTGAATCTCAGCTTGAGATGCCGCTTGCGCTGTTTGAAGTGCAGCTTGAGCAGCTTGTTGAGATTCTTGAAGTGCTGCTTGAGCAGCTTGTTGAGCCTGTTGCATCGCTACTGAGTTAGCGTGCTGTTGCTGCATCACAGTTGATGAGTTTTGTTGTTCCGACTGCATGGCGCCAATTTGTTTAGCAACTTCAGCGGTAATTGCGGCTAGTTGTTCGGGGGTGAATTCCATTTCAAACTCCTAAATTAAACAGACATGTTCTTCATTGAGATGTTGCCGTACCATGTTGTGCCACCGTTTGGGGTGAAGAAAACCCAAACGTCAACGCCATTGGCAGCGGTCGTGCGAGCAAGAGCGCCGGAACCGTTGGGGAACAAAAAAGTTCCGCCCGCCCATGCCACCGTGCGCCCAGCCGTTCCATCGTTCGTTAGTATAAGTGTAAACGAAGACGATCCAGTTGCAATCGGAGCGGACAGCGTAAAAGTACAGTTACCAGTTAGCGTGGCCGTGAAGACGTTACCCGAGGTGCAGGTAATGGTCTGCGAAGCACCCGTATTGCCCAGGGCAACTACCGTGTCGGCATATGCCACAGGCTGGGTATAGCCAGCCGAAGTAAGGGATAGCCGACGAGTGGTGTTGGTGGAAAAACTAACCGTATTTGCCGCTGACAGGTACATCCCGTTGGCGGGGACCGTAGCAGCTGATGGTACAAACGAGGCGGCGTTAGACACCCCGGTCGTGGTTACATCAGTGCCATTAAACGTAAATGCGGCTGAGTCAACCAATTGACCGCTTGTCCCGCCATACGTCACACGGCCCGCGGTCAACCCTGTGTTAATCAGTTGCGGAACCGTCACCGCAGTGCCGTTAAAGGTAAAACCCGAGTTATTGGTCAGCAGCCCATCTGCCCCGGCGTAAGTAACATACCCAGAAGTCAATGCAGTGTTTTTAAGCGACGGAACAGTCAGGATGCTGCCGTCAAACAGAAGCGTTGCAATATCCGTCATCACGTTACTGGTCGTGGTGTACGGAACCCGACCGGACGTCAATGCAGTGTTTTTAAGCGACGGAACAGTCAGGAAGCTGCCGTCATAGAGCAATGATGTGCTATCCGACAACACGCCGGAAGCTCCAGCATACGTCACACGCCCAGAAGTCAATGCCGAATTAACCAGGGAAGGAACGGTTAGGGCACTGCCGTTATACGTAAAGTTTGAGTTGTCTGATAGCTGTTTGTCCGCTCCAGCAAACGTGACTCTAGTTGCGGTCAGCGCCGAACTTTTAATGCTAACGGCAGTTAAAAAACTTCCATCAAAAACTAAATTAGAACTTCCAGCTAATACGCCGTTATTGTTGTACTGAACTTGGGTGTTGGTGCCTGCTGGAACAGGGGTAGTTGATGCAATTTTTACAAAGTCGGTGCCATTGTAGGCAACAATACATTTTTCAGAGGTTCCAATTGTAACGCCCGTCTGGCCTGACGCTTTAATAACAAAGGTAAAGCTCGCTGATAAGTTATTTACAATGTAAAACTTACTGGCTGCCGGAACCGTAATTGCCCAAGTGCTGGCGTTTGGCGTGACGTTTAAAATTGCATACTGTGAAGACGTAGAGCCCAGACTAGCGTCCGTTGTTTTTGACAGGGTGACGTCCGCTGTCAAAGTGACCGCAAGCGCCCCGGCAACTGCCGAATCTAGGTACGTAGTAATGTAACTGTTTACAACCGTGCCCCAGGACCCTGAAAGTTCCCCGTTGGCAGGAAGAGCCAAACCCAGAAGAGGGGTATATGCGGTGGTCATGCTGTGTTCCTAAAATATAGCTACTTTAATTTAAATTGTAGTTTAATTAGTAGAAACTACAACCCAATTCGGTGTTTGCGAGTCAACAACCGTGGACCAAAAATTGAATCTCATTGAACCAACATTAGCTTGCGCCGATGGCCCTGAAAGTGACTTTTCTGAAGAGTAAGAGATGTTGCCCGCACTTGCAGTACTAGATGCGCTAGTTAAACTCACAGATTTACCACCGTCAAGAGGCGCAACCGCACCGGATGCCAGGACCCCAGTAAGTGCCCTGGGGAACGTCGCAATAACATTTCCAACAGCGCCACCAGATTCAACCCCCTGAAGCTCAACGGTTCGATCTGCGGTAAGTATACCAACATTACCCGACGCTGTAGCACTTGTTAAATCCGCTAAATAGACTGGAGTTTCTTCTCCAAGTAGTCCCGTAGCCTGCACGCCGGTAAGAGAAATGGTCAGGTCTTTACCGACGTCTCCAGTGGCCCCACTACCAAAAACACCTGAAAGATGGTCTAGTTTTCCTTCGTCAATGTCCCCCGGAGCAACCGTAGCCTCAACGCCAAACGGTATATTTCCGCCCCAGCCATACGAGCCCCAGCCTTCCGTACTCCAGGGAAGCGCAACAACTGTATTAATGTTAGCAACAAGAAGGCCAACCTGGCCACTTGCGGACGCGCCTGTAATGGCGACAGTTGTTCCACCGGAACTGACATTTCCCGTCTGACCTGACGCGGAAACTGAAGTAAGAGCAAGTGCTTGCTCAAGGGCCAAAACGCCCACAGATGCGCTGGCTTCGTCCCCATCCAGGACTGGACCCGTCCCTGCAATCAGCGTTCCGGCAACACCTGAAGCGACTACGCCGCTTAGATTTGGAAGGACGTTATAAAGAGACCCAGACGCATCTACCCCGGTCAGGGCTACGGTTACATTAGCACCTGCAGTGCCAACGTAACCATCTGCAACTACTCCCGTACCGGAGAGAGTTCCGCCCCAACCGTTCTCGCTCCAGCTATTATCGCCCCAGCCGAGAGCCACATTTTACCTTACGTGGTAGACAACCGAAGCAAAGCGGTCGACGTCGTGTTCGAAGGCATCGTTAGCGTAAAGTTACCTGCCGTAATCGTCTGAGCACCAAACGTGTGGATGCTGACCGCGGGGTAAGCACCGGCCGAACCCTGTGTGACGTTGTAAATCATCACTGCATCAAACGATGTCGTCAGCGTGACGTTGGAATAAATAACCGAACTAGAAGGGGTCCAATAACCAACTCCAGCGGTAGGAGAGGAATTCTGTGACGCAGGTACATCAAGGTTAGGAACTACCACCCCACCCGCGGTGTAGTTTGTGCCGCTAACTTCTCCCGACATGGTCACCGATCCAACTGTGCCGGTGTAGTTTGCAGAGTTAGCGTTAAACGTGCCACTCGCCAACAGCAGGGCAGCCCTAAACGTATCAGCAGCAGTAGTTGCTCGGACAGGAGCAACCCCAAAATTGTGAGTTCCAGTCAAGACCTTGCCAAGAAAGCTAGTGACCATTGATTGACTATTAGCCATGATTTATCCTATCGAAGCGGCTTCCAGAGCCGAAAACGGAGAAGTTTTAAGAGTGACGTGAACAGAACGATGCACCAGCACATCATCGAGCCAGTACTCAACCCAAGTGGTGGACTCAATATCATTATCTAACGATCCCTCTTTTTTGACCAGAAGAGAATCGTCCATTTCGCCGTGAATTGTGTTAACTAACATAGTATTTAAAACACCCGAATAAGTGCAGACGTGACGTCGTCTGTTGGGAAAACGATGTTTAGGACTCCGCCAGGAGTGGTGGTTCGCTGCCCGCCAAAATCCAAAACACAAACCGCGGGGTTGCCTGCGGCAGAGCTATTGTAAATCAATGCCCCAAAAGTGGTGATGGTTACGCCCGTCAACGACAAGTCCACAAAATCCACATAAGCAGTCGTATTTGCCGACGTTGGAGTGTACGGGGTCAAAGCTACGCCACCAGCGGTGTATGTGCCGGAGGCTGCTATTTCGTTGGTTGATGTATACGCAGTCGTGGAAGCATCAAACGTAGCGTTTTGGTTGTACAACGCCAGCTTGAACGTATTGCCAGTCCCAGGCGTGAAGTTATGCACGCCTCTCAAAAGCTGCACCTTGAAACTAGTGCAAATGTAATTGCCTGAAAAAGCCATTACGGACCCGGTGAATCAGATTTAAGAGGAATCCGCATCATGCCATCACGGTACTCATCGCGGCGGCGGCGGCCCTGCTGCTCAACACCCAGACCACTAACGGCCTGCTTGTAACTGTTCTCAAAGTAGGCCTGCATGTCTGCCGGCCCCTTCAAATAGCTATATGCCTGAATCATGCAAGCATAAAACAACGCTTCTGGAGCGTTTATGCTGATCCAGGTTGACGTATTGGTCGAAGACAACTGCTCAGGGCGATATATAAACCCTAACTCAACAATGTAGTCCTGGTTAGGAGTTGGAGCCACATAGAAAGTGTTTTGATCCCAAACGCCAAAATACTTTGGAACTCCAGTAGCCGTTTGATCTTTCCAGTATTCCTTCATAAAAGAAGTATCCCGAAAATCCAAGAAAACCTGGGTATTTCCTACGTAGCTCTTTAAGAGCATGTACCTGTGGGTCAGCAAGTCAGGAGGAGCCGTTAAAAAACGATTCCCCGACGTCATGTTGCCGGTCATTTCTTTTTTAAACACGTCCAGGTCGATCTCACGCATGATGCGGTTTTCCGCAAACGTGATGAACGTGTTAAGGACAGGCGCAGTAAATTCTTCTACACCCACCTGGCTGTAGTTCCGAATATTCGTGACCAGTTCGTCGTAGGTCATGTTGTTGTCACCGTCACAGAACCGACCACGACCCGCGAAATCAACGCGGGGCCATCTACATACGGCCGCATATCGTTTGTGTTACGCGCCGTCCCAAAACTTTGAAAGGCTGAAAAGCCCGGAGCACCCACAAACACAGACAAAGGCTCCCTACGATCTGGCCGCGGCCCATCAAGTGCAATCGCATCGCCATGATACTTCAATGGCTGGATTTGCGGTTCTTTTGGCTCGTAATCGTCCGGACAAACCTTAAATCCACGCCAATTTGTGCGAAGCTGGGTTAGCTTGTACCGCTGACCGCAGTAATCGCAAAGGGCTAGGGCATATTTACCTGCCGCGTAGGTCATTTAGATCGTCGCTATTTGCGGCACAAAATATGCGCTGGCGGTATCCCTGTCCTCGTTTGCCGCACGTTGGAAGTCTTCCTCGTAGATGTTCTTCAACGCGCCAATCCGATCCGGAGCAAACTTCAAAGACAAGAAATACGCAAGGCCGGACGCCAGGCATGGCAAAAACCGCCAATTGACATCCGAAGTATTAGTGTACGCCCCAGCGTCTTGGATCCGCCGAATCCGGTAATACACCAGCCTATAACTGCTGCTTGGTGTTACAGGATACAGATACACCTGGGGAATGTTCTGACGCTGGACGTAGATCTGAGACGGGCGAGACTGGAAGTCCTTGTTGGGAATGTCCAAGTATTCCTGGCGGCTGATCCGTTGAATAATAATGTCGTTGTACGGAGTCGTGGTCAAATCCCGAATTACCGCACCCAACACATTGACCGTATCCGGATCCAAATTAAGGACCCGATCCCCCTGGGCCAACTGAATTTCTTTCTGCTCGATAGTCCACAGGTTTAACCCGCGGTTTGCCCAATCAAGAAACACTAAGTTGAGCGAGCGACGGGCCGTCGTCAGCTGATACCCACTGGTGGGCCTCATGCCGCATCGCTCAAATGCTTCTTCGATTAGCTCATCAATCGACAGATCAAAGTCAGTCGTGCCCGAGGTGGTCATTTAGCACATGCCGCCTTTTTTATAGGCCTTCATCTTCATGCCCTTCTTTACCATACCGCCTTTGGCCATCTTGGCTGTTCCAACCTTGACGGCCTCATCGCCCTTCATCGAGTCGTAGTTGTAGTCGACTTTAGGCATGTCGCTGCTGCTCATCACGCAACCGCCACCGCGAACCGCGGCACCCATTCCACGTCCAGCCATGATTATTTCCCCTTGCCCAAGGCACGACCCTTGGTATCTGCTGTAACACGCATCATAGCGCGACCATAAACCGGAGCTTTTTTGGCCTCACCACCCTTTTTCATCTTCGTCTCTTCCATTTTTTCGCCCATGGCATATTGCTTAGGGGAAATCTTGCCGGACTTAATGGCTTTAGCTTCTTTCAGCTCTTCGCCCTTAGTCTCTTTGCCCTTAAAGAGCTTCTTTAAATCAGCCTTAGCCATGTCAATATCCCTTAATGTGCGGAGATCAGACGGTCAATCTTCTCTTCCAGTTTGTTAAATCGGGCATCAAGATGCTCCATGATTTTGGAGACTTCCGCCCTTGTAACCATATCCCGAGCCATCTCTTCACGAGTCTTATTCAAAAGAATATTGAGGCGATTAATCTCCCCAAACTTCTCTCTAAGAATAAAGCCCGTGACCCCAAACACAAGAGTTAGGCATGCAGACCAAAGTTCTGGTAAGCCCATTATGTCGCCTTGCCACCGTAGAAAAACACGGTCACAAACGGAATTCCTGCACTACTAAATGTAATGTGAATTCCATCGTCAAACAAAATCCCCAAATTACTGATTGGAATAAATTGTGAATTTGCAACAGCCGAAGAATTCAAAGTTAACAGAAGAGATCCGCTTGCCCCGCCGCTACGAAATTGAAGCTGCGCAGCAGTTGATGTTTCGGTGAAGTAAATACCAACCAAGCGGGTCCGACCACTAACAACCTGGGCGGTTGTAGTGGCCGAAGCCGTGGAAATATTACTATTACTCATGGCCCTGTCCCTTAATCAAATAACAGGCCCCTAATTAAGCGGTACGTGTGAAAACGTATGCTGTGGCACTAGAGAACATGATGGTGAAACGGGCAAGGCCAGTAGCGCCAATCGGAATTGTCAAATCACCAAAGCTACCAGCGGTATCTACACCAGCACTTGACAGAATAGCGTTTGTGTTAGCAGCAACAGTCACAGCGCCCGAGCTTGTGCTTGCGGTGTTGTCAATGTACAAGTCCAACACAGTGCCCTTGGTGGCTCCAAGAGCAGCACCAAGCGCCGTGCCAGTAGGCAAAGTAATGGTTACAGCAGAGGCTGAAGTTACTGTGATGTAGCCAGTTGCAACTTGTGCTGCAGAGGCTGTAGCCGACGCATTGATTGCGGCAGTTGTGGGGTGGTTCTGCTCAGTAAAAACCAGGTTAGTGGAAACCAGGTTGGTGGTCGTCAAATCAGTTACGCTGGTAGCAGCACCGAAAGTAGCGTTAACAGTGACAGTTCCAGTACCGGGGGCTACAGTGATGGTCTGAAAGCCGTTTTGCGATCTTACTGGGCCGGAAAACGTAGTATTTGCCATTGCGCTCTCACATGCGAGTAAGCATATCTATCTGCATGACGTCAGCCGGGACTGTCAGATATGCCGGAAACCCCGGAATAGAATAACTATACACCGTATTTGCAAAAAGAAAAGGCCCCTTTCGGGGCCTTTTCAGTGCGAAGGGATTTAAGCTCCAGGAGAAGCAAAAATACCACGCCAGTCGCTGAAGCCGAAGCTGTAACGCTCACGAGCCTTGTAGCGCACGTTACCAGTGTCGAAGTCGCCTTCGAAACCAGTGCGGATTGCAACGCGCTCGAACATCTTCATGCCGTTAGGAGCGTCAGTCTTAAGGAACCACGCATCAACG